TCAACGAGAGTCTTAGCTTGACTTGACGAGATTGTCATACCAAACATGTGTTTGTTCCTTTACTATAGTACATTCAACTCAGAATGTCAATTAAGGTATATACCGTTATTACATGTAATTCTAAATTCAGATCCCGCTGCACTCATCTGCACAGTACCCTGTGCTTGTAATCTAAAATCGGTTGTGTTTATTTTTGCGTCTGATCCTTTTGTATCTACTTCCCACCCAGTACCGTAACTCTTGGTTACTTCCATACCATCGGGTTGTCCACCTTCGATACATTCAATATTTTTGCCATGGGTCACTGTCTTGCAAGTGCCTTGGACTTCTGTAAAACTGTTTCTACCAACGTTGTCGTATTGACAACCTTTGACGTTGAATCGGAGATCACCCGCTGATTCTATAGCGAACGTGCCTCCTTCTTTATTCATCCTAATCACATGGTTACCATTGATTAACTGTTTCAACTGTCCACCTAACGCCATGTCTAGCAAGGAGAAGGTGCATCTCTGGTTGATTGAGTTAGCAATGAATCTGATTTCGTTATCGGCATTGATGCCTACGCCAGATGCTGAATCTATGGCTATGTCGCCACATTTTAATTCATATCTACCGTTAACTTTATCAAATCGGTCACCCTCTACCTCTGTGTGTAAGTCTCCTTCCACGTTAAGGTGAGCATCACCGATAACTTGAATGATAAGTTTGTCCTGTTTTTTATCTTTACCGACCTTCAGGGTGGTCGTTGCGTCACTATTTAGGTGTAAATCTCTTGAACTTATAACATATGTGTCTTCTTGTTCGTCCATCTCGAAGATAGAACCAGTTTTTCCGTTGATTAATCTGATCCTTTCGCCATCCTCTGTGTTGTCAAACTCCATTACATGACCCGCTGAGGTGACAGTCACCCAGTTCTTTGGGTAGTTCGTTATGTGTTGAGGATTTCCATTCTCATCCGTACTACCTTGGAATGGATTTATGTTACTTGTGTCTTGTCTAGCCATTTGGATGTCCTACGCAGTCGATGTATGTTTGAGTCTCGAAGATCTCGTTAAATTTAGTAGGACCTACGTACTGATATGTAGGTACTATTTCAGCACCATAACCACTTGGATCTACGATCCGAGGTTTAATGAAACCGAGAGTCTTGGTTGTGATACTAGGTGTCAAGAGTCTACCCTTGTCATCAACTGAGATATCACCTACCTCATCAGGACCGACATAGATCTTGGGTTCCTTGTACCCTTCACCTACGTTTGTGATGTCGATAGTGTCGAGCACTGGTAGTATGTCGTCACAGTTAGCATATAATGCTGTAGCATTAGAAGGAATAGCGAGGTCATAGAACTCCTTGAGTGGATTGAGTGTGAACTTATATGTGCCACCAAGTGTCTGTAGTTTTAGACCAGGTGGGATATAAGAAGTCTTTTCTAGAGTAGCAATAGAAACTAATCCAGTGCTTTCATAGTCATAGTCTATGATCTGTAGCACTGCTTGGTTAGGATCACCATCTGATTCCTGATAGTAAATCACATCCCCTGTATCTGCATAGTCTGCCAACTCAGCAGCATCTATAAGGAAGTGCTTCTGTTCTTTAGGGCAATATGTATTGTCTGGGTCTAGACCATAACCAATGCCAGGTTTGTTGACTCTGACCTTTTCTATCTTACCATCCTTGATGATAGGTGTGAGGTCAGCACCTGATCCTTCTGGGTCATTACATGTAAACATTGCTCTTGCTCTAGCAGTGGTGTTGATGTTAGATCCTTTCTTTCTCATCAGCACACCAACCATGGCACCTATGTCATCAATGATAGGTAGTGCCTTCAAAATGCTAGTGCTCTGTGCATTGTCAAAAATTATTTCTGGGAAACATGGTTTCTTACGTGTGTTTCTCGATGAGCAGTTGATCGTATCGTAATTGATCTTACCTTCTGAGTCACGGATAGGATAGATGCTATCAAACTTCTCTACTAGACTCTTACCTTTCTCAAATGTTTTCTCTGATACACCTGTGCCAGGTGCACCAACTTCTGCGAACTCACCGTTCTTGGTGTTGAATGCTTTCTTGACAAACTTACCATCGACCAGTTTTGTAACGGGAACCCAACCACGGGAGTTAGGTATGGCTGTACCAACCAGAGTTGTCTTACCATCTTTAAGTGCTGCTTTTGCTGCATCACTGTACTGACTTGCCTGTTTCTTCTGTTTGTCTGCTTCACTCTCGTTAGCACCTGATCCTGTCTCGAATGTTGATAGTCCAAGAGCACAAGATAGATCACCTTCACAAACCATGTCGATTAGATCAAGAACTTTGCTAGCAATGCCTTGAATGATAGCAGCGTTGTTCTTGATAGCACTGAGTGCACCGTTGAGGATACCAAGTGCAGCATCAATACCTTTCATTAACTTGTCCATGATGCCACCGAACAGTTCTTGGAAGAGATCCTTTGCCAAACACAATGCAGCGTCTAGTGCTTGTTCAAATAGATCTTTCAGTAGACCACCGATCACATCAGCTAACTCATTAAAGATTTGTTTGAAGAGACAGTTAACAAGATCTCCTATGTTCTTGAGTTGATCAACAGCAGGATCCAATAGTGAAGGGTCAGGGATCTTGATGTCATTAATGACCTTCTGGATCTCCTTCTGTGCTTCCTTCATTACTGTACCCTTGACATTGGAGAGTACACCACCCATGAAACCTTGTATTCTGCTCTGTATCTTTTCTATCTCTTCTGCTACGTCCTCAATCTCACCAGTTTTCTTGTCAATAAACTCACCTATATCATTCTTCTCTATACCTCTTGCCCACTTTAAGAACTCAGCAGTAGCACCTTTGATCTTGACATCAGAGGGTGTACCACACTTACCATTACCTACATGGATAGTATACTTCTTCCTTTCATCAGCAGCTGTCATTGCCTCTGTGGACTTTGATGCTTCACCACGTTCGTTGACTGTAGATACTGTGTCCTCTTCTGTTGTTACCTCTTCCTTCTTCTTATTAGTTCCTGTCTTTTTATCTGACTCTGTGGTATCAGCTGTACCACCTACAACACCACCGCCATCACCATGCTTCTTTGGTTTATAGTCAAGTGCATGTACCTGTTGATATCCAAAACCAGATGCTGCAGGTAACTTAGTGTATATGTCCTTTGGGTTCTGGTCACTGATACTACCCATGACAACTGGTATCTGAGCACTGGATCCATCCATAAAGAATCCTATTACCCAACCGTTAACTTGTAACTGTTGAATAGAACCCATACCACTCTTCATAGCATAGACCACTGGCATGACACATGATGCCCATGGTAGATCTCTAGTTGGTAGTACTTCTTTGTCTGGGTTGTGATACCCTACAATTCTAACCTTGACCTTACCTGTGTAATCATAATCAAGTGACTCTTCACCATCATTCTCTGGATCTGACCCGTCGTTCTCGACTTGTCCTATCCACCAATTAAAACCATCTTTACCTATGGCATGTGCAGCACTTTCTAAATTCATCCCATGCTATCCCTAAACAATGTTACTCTTGTAGACATTTGGTCGTTCTCTGTCAAAAATTGACGATAGATCTTGCCTACTATGTATCGACCACTGACCTGAGTATCAACTTCACCTGTACGAGGATCATTCTTTATAACGTCAACTACCTCTCCTAGATGTAGATCCATCCTCTCTGCCACGTATTCAAATACTGCAGACTGATTAAAAAAGAATTGATTCCTTATCATACTCTGACTGAGCTGTCTTGTCAAGTCCTGAGTATATGTACCTTCTGTGTACATCGCTGTGTCTATGACCTTTGTCATGATTCTTGTTGGTCGACCACCACCTAGATCTTTACCACCAAATCTCTTGTAGAACTCTGGTAACTGTGACTCGGCATCTAACTTCTTCATCTCAGGATAGAAGTCATTAATATAGAATGGAACCTCTGTGTATTTGAAGTCTTTCATGTCTAGTGTGAATGTAGCACTAGCATAACTACCTAGATTCAGACCACGAAATATGTCCGACGTACCAGTCAGTGTAAATCCATTGATGTAAATGTCACTCTTGATTGGATCATCAGTCTCCTCATTTATATGGATCGTTCGTGTAGTATCCTGATCCACTAGATTGTCCATGGATTTGAAGTGGTAACCTTCACGATCTTCATAGAATAGATATCCTGCACTCTTCATACCTGACCCATCTTTGAAAATAGATCTCCATGATAACCAAGAGATAATAGTATATGGATCCCAGTATGGACTAACAAATGATAGTTTAGTTGATGACTCATCTATCTGTACTTTCTTAGCAGACTTCATCTCATCTGCGACTAATCTTGTTACTATCTCATGTGTATACTCACCACCACCTTTACCAAATCTCTTTGATATCTTTAGACTAGCATTTCTAATAGCATCCAATGCCACACAGAATATTGTTGCCTGTGTCTGTTTACCATCAAGAATCATCCTGTCCTGTATATCATACACAACCATTTGATATCCTATGTAATTCTGCTCATCAGTATCACAGAAAACAACCTCTACTGGTTCCATACCCTTGAGTCTACCTAGTACACCACTAGATGAGTCAGTCAACTTCAGTGCTATGATAACATTTGCTTTGGTTATATCCTCAAAATAATGTATCTCTAGTAAATTATTGATACCAAAAGGTTGCACCACAAGACCTGTAGAGTCAGTGTTAGGGTCACGTGCTGACACACCGATCTTTAGATCTACGAGTTGAAAATTAGATGCTCCTTCTGTCATTGATCGTGTGGGGTCTCCCCTCCATGTGTTGTTACGAGTGTAGCAGTCAGATACTTACTGACTCTTAATTCATTTGGTTGTACAGCGTTTGTATCGTCAATACCATTGTTACTCTGCATAGCAGCCTTCATCATTTCTGAGAATGCTGTTGCCATACCAGATGAGTCTGCCCCACCTTCACCTGGCGGTGTCACCATCTTCTGTGTCTTCTCAGATATGAACTCGTTGTTCTGTTCTATATGCTGATTAGTCAGACTGTTGATGTCCTGCTTCGCATATTGACTACCCTCAGCAGCTGGTTTACCACCCAGTATCTTATTTAACACACTTGTAGTAGCTTTAAATGCTCTAGCAGCAGGGGTCTTGCTAAACATATTTTTAGCACCCTGTGCAATATTACTGGCGAAATTTTTTATATTATTATAGTTACCTGTTGTTGATATTTGATCAGGTGCTACCTTACCATCTTTACCATCATGTGAAGGTCCTCCCTTACCCATCAGATGAGAATAATCATCCATGGTCTCATCTGAACCATAAGGATCAATCATCTTCTGAACGTGTGCATCGTAAGCAGCTGATTCAGCATTAAATTCTTCTTCTGTTTTCCCTTTCTTCTTCTTACCAAACAGATTTCTAAACCAACCTTTCTTCTTCTTGGTAGATTTCTCTTGTGTGCTGCTAGTTTCTTCTGAGGTTGTGGTTTCTGAAGTCTGTCCCTCCTCGGTTGGTTTTTGAACTCCAAGTGCTCCCGCTATTGCTCCTACCTGTTTCTTAACTCCTGCATCACCGCCACCTGGCACCTCAACATTCTCTAGTAATCCTGTTAGTCCTGCTGCCACTGCCTTGAGTGGTAGTGCCATAGCATCTGCTAGTGCTTTCTTATATTCTTCTAATCCTAAATCTTCAGTCAGCTCACTGGCAACGTTCTTCTTACCTACCAGTCCTAAACTCTCTAGTGACTTAACACCTGACTTAGTTTCAGGTCTCTGGGCACTGGGGTTCAGTGCGTTCATCATAGGTGCAGGAGATACAGCACCACCCTCTGCTAGTTTTAGTCCAGAGTTCTGACCCATGCCAGGCAATGCTATGTGATCAAACCCACTTACACGTTGTGGTGGTTGTACCACAGTGTCGCCTGGTTCTCCCTTATCACCTTTCTCTCCTTTCTCAGCAACAACTGGTGCTTCCTCTGCAGGTTCTACTACTTGTCTATCTTCTACCTCATCTAACAACTCCTGAAAATCAGCACTGTCTTCTAAGTCCAGTGTAGGAAGCATGCCAGGTGTAATAAAGTTGGCAAACTTCTGCATATTGGTCTTTGCTTTTAAGACCTCATAACCATTAGCTAAGTCTTTCTTTATCCTACCTTCACGTGAGTCATCTCTCTTGTCTGCCTCAACAAGTTGCTGAACATTCTCAGCCATCAAGAAGTCTTTATATCTGTCCTCTTTAAAATAGAGCTGGAGAATCCTATTACGATCCTCGAATAGTTTCGTTAGATCACTAAGCGTCTCATGTACGTTATCAATGGTAGGAAACTTGTTAATCATAATTCAACATACTTACCTGAGAATGGGTCTATACCATATGATTTATGCTGTGTCACCTTCTCTTTCACCACCTTTGTGACAGGGAAAGGGATAAGTTGTGGAACCACAACAGGTTGAGGGATGATGTTGAATCTTTCGAGTACACCACGGATACCAGATGCCATGACAGGCATCAATGAAGGACCTCCCATGGATCCACCACTACTTGGCCACTTGACTGTCTGTGATAGAGGATAACCATAACTAGGACCTCCTTTACCTTCACCACTAGGAGGTTGAACACTACCCAACTGTAACATGGAAGCATAAGGTAGTGGATCTCCTGCACCTCCATATCTAGTGGAATCTTTCTTAGTATCAAACTCAAAGTGTAGGTGAGGACCTGTGGAACTACCTGCACCAGGATCTCCTTTTGCACCACCAGTCTCAGCAACAGGTTCCCCTGCCATGAACTCACCAGTTTTCTTAACGAACTTGGATAGGTGTGCTATCCTCATCTGAATCTTTTGGGACGGTAACCACACGTCCATCATATTTCCATATCCACCATACTTACCAGCTGCTACAATCTCACCTGGTACTGCGAATGCTACGGGTGTACCTACGGGAGTACCTACATCCACACCACCATGAGGTCTGGGTCTCCAATCACTAGGACCATAGAAGTCAGTGATAGGGAACCCTCCGATCTGTGATGCACTGGTCTCCCCTCCTGATATAACTGTCTCCTCAGAACTTGATACGAGTTCATTATTTCTGAAGGAACTGCTAGATGAGGAGGTTATTGTCATTGTCTGAGCTGGTGCGGGAGATCCACCAAACATAGACATTGCTGCACCTGCCACCATACCCATGGGTGATGCTTTCCATAACCCACGTGCTGCTTTCTTCAGGAATCCTCCCACTTTAGATATCTTACTGCCTTTGAAAACTGATACGGGTGCTGCGTTGGCACCAAATACTGCTTGTAACTTTGTTGCTTCACCCAACACTGCCTGTGCTGAGGATGAAGGTACGGGTAGTGTAGTCAAGAAACCAGTGGTAACGTCGGTCAGTATTGTACCCACCTGTTTCAGTAAATTCTGGAACACAGGTCCCAGTTTGGAGTGTGGCACAACCAGTTCAGGTTCTCCACCTTCAGCGATCAATGCCTGTGTAGGTGAACTGACTTCACCACCATCTTGTAGTTTAACATTACCTGAGCAAGGATCTTCTGGTTGCTTGTTTGCCTCTGCAATATCCTTTGCCATCAGTGCACCATCAATACCGATGGATACAGCAGTACCCGCACCTGGTATCGTTGATGCAACACCAGACGCAACCTCTAGAAGTGCACCCTTGACATCACCTTTCATCAGTCTACCTAGACCGAAGATACCACCCATCACAGCACCAAGGATAGGTACTTTCTTGGCACCACCCTTCATAATTGCCTTGCCGACTATCTTCTGTGCTGCCTTTTGACTTACCTTTTTCTGTACCTTTTTCTTTACAGCACTCTTTGTAAGTGCTTCTACTGTTTCTTTCTTAGCAGTCTTAGTTAAATTTCTAGTGAATGGGACTATCTTATTCTTACCCATAGCTGGCACTTTGGGTTTAGTCAGTGTTGATGTTCCTCCTGCCTTTTGCCAACTGAATACTCTACTCTTTGGTTTTGCCTTTATTAATGGACTTTTGGCAGTGACAGGAACTTTCTTAGGTACGGAAGGTTTCTTCTTCCGCATGAACTTGGTTATCTTATTAGCAGCGTCGTTAGTCTTCTTTCCTACAAATCTACCTGTCTTCTTACCAGCTATCTTAGATCTCTGCTCCATCAACTCTAGAGCAGTTTTCCTTGCAGGAACTCTTACTGGAACTTTAACTGGTTGCTTTGGTCTTCTTCCACCACCACCAATTATTCCACCACCACTGCTACTAGATTTCTTTCTTGCCTTCTTTGGTACAATTACAACTCTGGTCTGTTGAACCTGAGTCATAAAGAAAAACTTTTTCCTCTTCCTGAGATACTCGATGTACTCCATCTCAGTGTCGAGCATTTTCTTGGCTGTCGAAACCATGTCACCTGAGACAGGCAACAGTTTTAATCCGAATATGGCACCGAGAGCTTTCCTCAACGTTTACGTCTTTCCTTGTCTATGCGTTCCCTCTCATCCTTTAACCACTTGGCAAGCATATTGACGTAAATGTCTCGCTCCCAAGGGATCATATTTTCTATGTCACTCAAGGTATATTTATGGTGTTGCACCAAGGCAAAATTCGTGGTATAGAACCTTGCTAACCCTTCTTGGAATAGGGCTATCCGAAAAAATTAACTAATCCCTCGATGACTGTATTCGTTTTGACACCTGTGTTAGGATTAGTAACTGTAAGCTCATGCCTAAGAGAAGGCATAGTATCAAAGAAGTTTTGGATACTTTCAAACTGGTCGTTAGTAAGTTTCTCCAACCATGCTTGAGCTTCTTCAGCTGTGAATGATCCACAGTCCTCTCCTTTATTGTATACTCGGTCAATGCATGTAGCGACTAATTCATATGGATCAGTCTCTTCATCTGTAAAATTGACCTTGGCGAAGTACTCTAAGTTAGGATACTTCATCACTACTACTATATCATCATTTAATTTGATCTCTTTCTTATGTCCTTTCGGGAAATTGATCTTCACTGCATCAACGGGAATTGATACGGGAACTTTGACCTCTTTGTCATCCTCACATGGTACTTCTACATCAATAGTCTCTTGAATAGATCTACCACGTAATTGTAGAAAGAGATACTCAACGTCAAAGATAGATAGGTCTTCCATCTTAAACTTAGTGATGATACATGCTTTGAATATATCTTTGATTGCTTCTAATATCTGTCTACTATCATTCTCTTCAAGTGCTAGGATCAGAATCTTCTGCTCTTTAACTAGAAATGGACGATACTTTAACTTCTTTTTAGATGATGGTACTACCAACTCATACGTTGGCGTAACAAGTTCAGGTAATGGCATAATAAGTTTTCAGGTATATTATATATGGGTTATCCTTTCATGGATTTTTTCTGTGGATATGCAAAGGGTGTGTACTCAGCATACTCGTAATACATACCGATACTAAGTTTCACGACTCCAGATCCAGCTGAACTATATGGTAAAGATGACATCATGTAAGGATATGCTTTGACTAAGTTGACAGTGAAGACATGGAACTGCTCACTCTTGTCATTTAGTTCTCCAGTGATTGACGAACCAGAAAATTTTTCAAACTTTTTGATCTTTAGATCACATGTGTAGTCATTGTAGTAGTTCTGGGCTATCGCTCTAGTATAAGTTTTACCAGACTCTACCTTTGGATCTTTAGCACGTGTACCGCCTTGTATAAAATCCTGCCATGCAGTAAAGAACTTATATGCTTCAGAGTGAACGTCAAGTATACATGAGAAATCCATCTCGTTGTATACCTTTGCCATTGCTGCTTTGATGTTAATACCTTTATGTACTTGCTTGACATCCTGTGCTGTAAGAGATACGCCAGGTATCTGTGCTTCGTTTATCAAGTCAACCATCAGTCCATTGAATGAAGGGTTAGTTCTTGCCTTGACACCAAATAGTTCTAGATGATTGGTCAATGCTCCACTGACACTACTAAATTCCAGATCAAACTGGTTAGTAGAGGACGGACCTCCACTATTCTGTAGATCTGCTATAAACGATGTAACTGTCTTGATTGCCATAAATACCCATATGGGGTGGTATTTTTATTTATGTCTCTAAAACAAGGAAAGTTCAAACCTAAGCACTACAAGAAGTACAAGGGAGATCCAACTGACATATTTTACAGGTCTGGTTGGGAACTTAAGTTTATGAACTGGTGTGATCAAGATAAAAAAGTTGTCAGTTGGTCGTCGGAAGAGATAGTTATCCCATACAAATGCCCTACAGATAATAGGGTACATAGATATTTCCCAGACTTCTGGGTTAAAGTCAAAGAAAAAAATGTAATTAAAGAGTATCTAGTGGAAGTAAAACCATTGAAACAAACAATGGAACCTAAACCACAGAAACGTCAAACCAAACGATACATCACGGAGGTGTTGACCTATGCTAAAAACGATGCAAAGTGGAGGGCAGCTAAGGAATACTGCCTCGACAGAGGAATCGAGTTCAGAATCATCACAGAACGAGAACTCAGAATTAACTACCCTGCTCCAAGAACTAAAGGGAAAAAAAGTAAGTAAAGCACAGTTAAGAGAACAGATATTCAACGTACTATATGATAGTGCCACAGATAAACCAGAGGTAGGTAAGTTCTACTTCTTCGAGTATGACCCGAAGTTTAGAGATAGTTTAAAGAAATGGGATGAGTACCCACTAATAAAACTCATGGAAATTAATAAGAATAGACTGTTAGGTGCCAACTTCCATTACATAGGCACTAGAGCTCGTCTAAATGCACTAAATACAGAGGAAGCACCTATGTCGACGCTTCACTACTATATACCTAAAAATGCCGATAACCTATTCTTCGAGATAAGTGAAGAGGATATGCAGGCTATGAGTCAATTACCACTAGAAAAATTTCATAGAAACAGATAATGGCTGGAAACAGAGTATTAAGAGGTGAGGAACGCGAGTATCCTAAAGGTCTTAGGACTATTGAGTATGCCTCTTACATGAGAATTACTAGATACAAATACAACGAGGGACTCAGGAGAGCCAGAGATAATGGCATGCAGGGTGTTGAAGCTGCTATGGGCAATAATATAGGTTTTCAGGCTACGAAGGCAATTACTAACAAGACTCTGCAGTTCACCTATGGTAACGTGGATCATGGATCAGGTGATTTACAAGCATTTGAAGCACAGTTAAAACAAGTAGTTAAGAACTCCAACTCTGATAAAGGTTGGTTCGCGAACGATAGAGCAAATTATAATCAGGTAAAAGCAGGAGACTACAGTAATATTGATTTCCCCATCACTCTGCAGGATGGAACTACATTTGACAATGCTGAACAGTTAGCATCACTTAGAAACCAATCACAACAGTCATCGAAGGCATTGAAGAGTTTATACTTCTTACCTATGCCAAACGAGTTCTCCTATGCATATAATGCTAGTTGGGATAACAAATTCAAAATGGGCACGATGGCAAGAGTATTAGACAACCCATTGACAGGTGTGGCACAGATGGGATTCACTGGTATTGGATCTGGATTATTCAATGCTATTGGTCAATATGTCAAACCTATGGTCGGTAAGTTTTTCTCAGGAATAGACGAACAAACTAATAGTGGGATTAAATCTCAGGAAGTTGCGGGTGCATTCTTTAAAGGAGCAACTAACCCACTAGGTTCAACTGACTCATTGAATACAACTAACACACTTGGACTAGCAGGACTAGCACCCAACGAGAATGCTATCACCATGTTCAGTAAGATGCAGAATAGATCATTCAGTCTTACATTTGAGTTTCTAGCTCGTGATGAGGAAGAAGCAAATAACATTGATATGATTATCAATGGATTTAAAACTGGTATGCATCCAACAACAACTCCTAAAGGTACAGGTGGTGTACTTGGTTTCCCAGACATCTTTATGTTAGAACCATGGTTCAGTGCTGTAGATTCTCAAGGTAATATCATACCAAATGGTACAAGACATCCAATGATGCCAAGGAGTAAACTTGTTGCTCTAACAAGTCTCAACGTCAACACTGCACCATCTAATAACTTTGTAACCACTAGAGACGGTAGATTACCTTTCCAAACAGTGACCATGGAGTTCTCTGAGACAACAGCACTCACTCAGTCAGATCTAGAGACAGGAACATTCTAATGAGTTTATTCAAGAACGCACCTAACGTAATATACAACTATACGGATCAAGTTTTAGATCCGAAGTTATATACTGCGAAAAATTTATGGAGAAGAAATGATATCAGGGATGAGTATCTATCAAACGTTGTGATGTTTGATGATATCTTTATCAAAGATGGAGAGACACCTGAGTCTATATCCTTCAACGCTTATAATAGAGTAGATTTTGGTTGGACTATCTTAGTCATTAATGATATAACTAACTACCACGAGCAGTGGCCACGTACTGCCAGTTCTCTAAAAGACTATGTGTATAACAAATATGAAAACCCCAGTGCCATCATGATGTATGAGACAACTGAGGTTATTGATGCTTTAGGACGACAAATCGTCAAAGCGGGATTGAGAGTACCTTCAAACTATCAGGTTACCTACTACGACGGTACCGCTTCAGCAGGGGTTACTGTTAATCCAGTGTCACCAGTAACATACTATGAGTATGAAGCACGGTTGAATAGTGAGAAAGAAAAAATAAAACTAATGAAACCTAACTTCGTGAGAGAGTTCGCAGATATCTACGTCAAGTCTCTCCACGCAGGAGGAACCATGGTTATGGGTCAAAGTAGAGCAGAGATTAAAATAGATTAAGGAATAAATCCTGTACCATCTTCACCTGTGTCTATAGTATAGGTGAACCCATCATCAGTAAAATTATATACTGATTCTCCATTCTTATCTAATGGGGGATAGTCAAAATCCAAAGCATCCATATCTCCACCGACTCTTTCAGCGAGAGAGAAGGTGGATTTGTTGTCTTCATCGAAGATTTTTAATCCTGCATCTGTCAACACATGATCGTACATCTTGTGGAAGACCTTTGGAGGTAAGGTGCATATGTGAGCACCATTCCAGAATGCGAGTGTAACTTTAGCAACGTCACGAATAGATGCTGCCAATACTTCAGTATAGATGTTGTGTTTCTTATAGACATCTACAATAGAACGAGTAACTTCTACACCTGAGTGAGAGTTATCTTCTAATCTACCAATGAAAGGTGAGACATAAGTTGCCCCTGCCTTCGCTGCTAGGATTGCTTGTGCTGTACTGAATATTAAAGTTACGTTTACTCTGATTAATTCTTTAGATAATGTACGACAAGCAAGGAGTCCGTCTGGTGTACACGGAACCTTGATTGTAGCACAGTCACCAAACTTTGCTTTCAGTCTACGACCATCGTTGATCATACACTCAGCATCGCCTACGACTTCCATGGAGATATCAGTGACCCCTAGATCTTTGAGATCTTGGTAGACCTGTTCTGGATGTCTACCACTCTTCATAATAAGGGTAGGGTTGGTTGTTACACCATCAATAAGACCTGTAGCGAACGCTTCCCGAATTTCGGTAACGTCAGCAGAGTCAATGAAAATCTTCATAATTATTCGTTGGCAAGTTTAGCAAAGTATGATAATGCGTCATCTTCTTCTTCTACTGGAGCAGATGCCGACTTGAAGGAAGGAGCTGCAGATGCTGCTATCTCAGTAGCACCTTTTACCTCTCTATACTTTCCTTCTGACTCATCTTCCAACTCTTCATCTGGGATTCTACGAGTTGGTGTAGCACTAAGAACTGTCTGTAGACGAGTCTCTAACTCTTCAAAAGTTTTGAACTTATCAGGAGCAGTGAAGTCAGTAAGACTATACTGTTGCTTCCAAATTAATTCTAACTCTGAATCATCAAATCCCTTGAGTGTGCTTGGTTCAGCAAACTCAGACTTGTCATAGTTCCAATAACCTTCTACCTTTCTGATCTTCACCTTGAAGTCAGCACCCTGCCAGAAATCGAAAGGGTTGATAGGAGTCTCATCAGCAAATGCAGGTTGCATTGCTTCTGTAAGTTTGTCAAAGATTTTCTTTCCAAACTTGTAAAGGAATACTCTTCCTTCGTTCTGTGGATTAGCAGGGTCTTGTACAACGTAGATGTTGCTGTAGTAAGAGAGTTTCCTCTTCTGTTTACGAGCAGTCTCTTTGTCTGCGTCGTTACCTGAGTTCCACAATGTCCTATTAAGATCCGACACTGGATCCTTCTTGCCTAAAGTTGTGAGAGAGTTCTCGATATACCATCCACCAGGACCTTGGAAGGCATGACTCCAAACTTGTGCCCATGGAAGGTCTTCTCCATCGGGTGCGGGTAGGAATCTGATTACTGCGTAACCATTGCCCGCTTTGTCTACTTCTGGTTT